CCTTCCATAGTTACCGCCACGGCGTTTACTGTCTACAACAGCAGCCTTAGCACTCTGTGCAATCTGTGGCATCATTTGTCGGATTTCAGACCGTACAGTTTGTTGTACGCCTGTGGATATGTTGATGTTCTGTACGACAGTTACCCCGCCAGATTGACCTCTGCTGTGGTCAACGACAGTCTCTTGTGGGTGAAGCATAGCCATGAAGCCACCTTTACCGTCTAAGCCACCCGCCCGTGGAGATGATCCAGTATAACCACCACCAGAGAAAGTCCTTGCCTTTGGACGCACACTACCCATAGGAGCATTTCCACCCGGTGATCCACCAAACATGGCGGGGTCACTCATGTAACCTGCTATCATACCTGTGACCCTCTTAACGACGAAGATACGGTACAACTCTTTGATGATCTCAGATGCCATAGACTTAAAGGCGTCCGAAACAGACTTGGTGCCATCGACCATACTCATAAAGGAGTTTTCCATAGACTGCTCTATGCTTTGAACAAGAGCAAACTGTTCTTTCTGGGCTTTGGTAAGTTCCTTAACTTCGATCCTGACCTTATTGGTCGCCACGGCTTCCTTTTCTTTGAGCTTGCCGATAGCAATGAGATACTCTTTAGTGTAACCCATGCGCAAGAGGTCATCTGCCCCAAATCTATCAGTAGTAGAGCCAGATACGACATCCTGAGACATCAGGGCATCTTCCGCTGCAAACCTAGCCATGAAGGCTCTGTGCTTCGCATCTTGAACCTCCAAGAAGAAATTAGCCATCTCTAGGATGTAAGCCTTCTCAACTACTCTGCGGCGGCTTACAGATTCTGCTTCTGCTGCCTCTAGCTCCTTGAGTCTATCCTCAATGGCCTTGCTCATCTCCTTGCCGTTTTCTTGTCTTATCCTCTGCTGAGACTGTAGGAACAGCTTTTCCATGTCTCGTATGTACTTCTTCTCAGCCTCGTACTTTTCAACAGAGGCTTCCCTCTCCTTACGTCGAATGTGAGCCTGTGCCTCAGCTAAATTCGCAGCTTCTTGGGCCTGATCTTTCTCAAACCCCTTCATCCTCTCGTACTCTTCTCGTCTTTCTTTTAGCTTATCGACAAGAGCTTGGTTACCAAAGATCTCCTTCTTAAGTTCTTTACTCTCTTGTGCGATCCTCTGCTTTGTAGACAAAGAGTCAGTTTTTTTGTATTTCTCCCGAAGGTCGTAGAACTTCTTTGTGTTGTCAAAGAGTAGTTTTAAAGCCCTTGCCTCTAAGGCACTATCTACACCGAATTTTATTTGGTCTATCTTACTTTCGTAGTCTTCCACCAGACTATCTATGTCTTCCTTCAATCCTTTTGCGGCCTCACTCGCCCTTATTAAAGGGGCAACAAGGGCTGTACTGAGGGCAATACCCAGACCAAAAATAGCACCACCGGGACCAAAGAAACCAGCTAACTGTGACATCTGTTGACCAAAGGCTACAGCTGCGTTTGTCCCACCTTGTATCTGGACTGCAAGGTCACCGAACTGATAGCCAGCTTGTTGGGTAATGAGGGCAAGGCGTTTACCACCCTTCTGACTCTGTTGTTGTAAGACAAGGTTTTGCTTCATCTTGCGGTTTACTTCACGCAAGGCTGGGCCTAACTCTTTGTCAAAGTTATCTGCTAACTTCTTAGTACGATGGGCCGCAAGTCCAGCTGCCGCTCTAGTTTTGAGAAGCTCTCTATTAGCCTCTTTTAAGTCCTTAACGCCTTTGACCTTAAGGCCAACTTGTACTTCACCCTGCACTGTTCGCAACTCCTAGATATACGGCATCAAGTCTCTTAACTAGCTCAACCTCCCAAGGGGTAAGTGTATTGCAGGTTAGTTCTTTCCATGCTTTGATTTGTTCATAACTTATGGGGTTAGGGCCAGAGAAGCCCATACTTCTGCCCCCACTAATGGAAATGAAGGCAGACCAGATGTGTTCCAAGTGAAGGGGGAAGTCTACTTCCTGTTCCAAACCCTTCGGTACTATTCCAGTCTGCTTATATACTTGTTCAAGATGTTCTCGCTCTGTCACACCGTCAGAACCAGCTTTGTTGAGCCTAAAGAAGTCCTCAGCCCAGTCAAGCATTTGCAGTGCTAGAGCTTCGTAAAATCCATAGCTTCACCGACACCTAGTTCTACTAAGTCCTTCAACCAGAAGATTTCGTCGTAGACTTGCTTGGCTTTCTCTACAGTCAACTCTGGCATTTCGTTGTCGTAAGTGATGTTCCACTCTTTAGTGACACTAGCGAGAAGATCAAGGGTTGTTTGCTCTATCTCCTCCGATGTAAATTCGAGAGACTTGCTTGTCTGAGCTTTCTTCAACCGCTTGTTAGTCTGTGCGTGTGAGTAAGCCTTGTACTCTTTCGAGTGTGGTGCGTACACCGTAACTGTCATGGGAGTTTCATCTAAGTTAAGTAGTACATCTCCAGTGCTGGGATGGGTTACTTCTACTGTAACTGTTTCACTCTTCGGGGTCAGGTCTTTTAAGTCCATATCGGGTTCCTTTTTATGTCGGGTTAAAAAATGGGGAGCGTCAGACCCGACACCGACACTCCCCGCCTGCAGCTACAGGATTCTTATGTGCGTGTAATTTGTAAACTTGTCCCTGTACCGCCACCAGCATCGTCACGAAGTGCGACAAATGACAGTGATATAATACGGCTTGTTGGCCCGTCTACACCTACGTCAGCAGAGTTGATCTTGCAACGTGGGAATAGGAACTCCATAGTGTTTGGTGTACCAGCGTTGTCGCCTACAGTGACCTTCAAGGAAGTCTCAGTCTCATCAATAAAGCGGTCTATAAGTGCGTCATCTTCAAAGTAAGCGGAGATAGTACCCTCGACTACTGCATCACCAACCTCAAGTGCAGGTGCGCTGTCGTCACCAACTACGAATGTAGGGGCGAAACCATTAGTCAGTGTAAAGTCCATTGCTGTAACGATAGCAGCGACTGATCCACCGATCTCCAAGTCACCTGAGTAAGCATCAAAAGGTGCAGCGCCTGTGGCAGCAACTTGTGTTTTCGGTGTCCCAGAGATTGACATATCTTTACCGACAATACCAAATGTACCAGTTACCATTGCGTTAGGTGCAAGGGATACTGACAAAGTGTTTACTGAGCAACCTGTGAACAAACGAGCTTGGTCGATGTCATCTGCAAAGTCTTCGATAGAGAAGTAAGTGGGTGTAGTGCCAACTTTGATGATGTTATTGTTCCAGTCTACCGGATCACCCGCATCACCAGCATCCAGCATAGCAGCCCTAAGTAAGTCGTCGAAGTCTGTGTCACGAAGGTCACAAACGATGTCGCCAGCTACTTGACGGTTACCGTGACGGTCCACACGGGACATACGATCAGCGTTGATGTCAGTACCAGAAACACGCTCTTTAGTCATATTCAGAGAGTGAGTAGTGAAAGGTAAGTTTTTGAAGTTACCAGATGGTGTCATACCGAATGTACTTTCGACGATGTACGACAGACTGGAACGTGAACCCTGTGCAAAGGCCATATTGTATTCTCCTAAGAATTAGTTATAAGCATACCAACCGATATTAACAGGGACTACGAACCAAGGGCTATCAAGGAAACCTTGTCTTACCTCAGAGTAGTCGATGGATACGGTTATGTTGTTTGTGGTCATTGATGTAGTAGCTTCAAACGCAGTCATTACGTTCTCTGCAATGGTCTCTGCTACAGCTGGGCCTTTGCCTTCTGAGGCATAGCAGTTTATGGCAAAGATACCCTCGTACCTCTGTTGTGGGTTTAGACCCCTTGCAGCTGGCCTACGGGAAGTCGGAAGGTAGGTTATTTCTATGTAGCTAGTGCCAGTTGTGGGGTTGTACGGGACGTTCTCATAAGCTATATCTGGTACATCTTGTATAGAAGTCAGCTGCGTCTCCAGTATTGACCTAATCTCTCTCTGGATGTTAGCCATTGAACTCCCTCTCTATCTTAGCGAAGATGTGGTAACCATGTTTGTACTCGACAAACTCTGCATGTGGAGAAGAATTACGAAGGTAAACCATACTCGTACCTAAAAGGTCCACCTTAGATATGTCGGAGTATAAGTTAGCTCTTGCTACCTCTCCCAACCCAACTAAGTCTGGGTTATTTCTTTTCTTTCTACGGGAACTTTTGCCCCTTGGTCTACCCCTACCGTAGGAAATGGAGAAGGAGGTTATGTAGGCACCTGTATCAACTGCGCCCATCTTACCCCTGTTACTCCTAGAGCTTAGGGTTGTGTCCACAGCGAAATCAGCAATTCTTTTTATCTGTTCCTCTATGCCTTGTTCGGCCATTTCCTCAAGGGCTATGGGTAACCTGTTCCAGTTGGAACTTAACTTTATCGTCATTCCTGTACCTCACACAGATAACAGACAGGAGTACCAGCATTGTAAACCTTCTGCACACGGGTGATGTTTACAGTATCACCAATCCCAGTAATCTGATCCCCATCGTCAGGTTCGGTCCCCAGACCAAGGTAAGAGATAACCACTCTACGAGAACCCCGTCTAACATCATTCAGCAGTATTCCCTCTTCTGAGTTATAGAAGTACCCAGTGAAAATAAAGTTCTCAGTCGTGTTGGTAACGGAACCAGTGTCAGGGTCATATTTACCCGCATTGGTCTTTACGAGCGTCAATCCTGAGCCGTAACGCTCTACCAGTTTTAGCAAGTTGTACGCCCTCATATGACCTGTCCCTACTCGTAATTATAGTTTTGCGTGTCGATCTTAAACTGGTCTTTGTTAAACTCAGGCTTTACACGGTTGGTGTTAGCTCTAACTCCATCTACTGTGGAGACCTTGATGCCACCAGCTACCATACCAAGACCACCTAGCTTTTGCCCTTGGTACTCTAGGTTGTCTGCTAATGAGTTATAGTGATCTTGTAGTTGTGAGGCACTCTCTTTTAAAGCGCCGCTAATCTCGCTATCTACGTTGCGTGAGTATTTAGCTGCTATTACACGACACACCCAAGCACCAGCACTATAGACGTTGTTGTTAGCTTGAGCTAGTCCGAAGGAAATCTCCTCGTCCTGCACTTGTTGGTCATTGGTGTCTGTATCACCTATTAGTAACCGTGTGGCATTAAGACGCCCAAGTGCATCACTTGTACTGAGGTTACCTTCATCGTAGCTCCAAGCCATTAGTCGTTCTCCAACTGTCCATATGTTCTGCGCCAACTACGGATCAGTCCGCGTTGCTTCTCAACTATCTTAGACTTCTTACACTTCTTGCGGTCAAACTCAGCATTGGAAGTTGTCTTAGTCTTAACCTTCTCGTTGATGGAGTTGACCACTTTAGCAAGAGCCTCGACATCAAGAGCTTCTAAACCATCGCCAACCTTAGCTTCAACTTCCAAGGTGTCGTTATGGTAGATGTATTCATTGTTGTAGAGCATCTGCGCTGTCTCTGCGTCAACAGATAACTCCTTCCAAGGGAAATGTTCTTGTCGTTCCCACTTGCGCCCTGATCCGTGAAAAGGGACTTTTACAAAGACGGGTCTGTCGTATTGAAAACTCATATCGGGTTCCTCATGTAAAAGTGGTGGGGACCACTAAGGAAAGCCCCCACCAAAGTTGTTTAGGCTACTACTGTATCGAAGAAGTAACCCAAATCAGCGCCAGTGACTTGCATGTCATAGGCCATTTTAACTTGGATGTGTTCGGCAACTTGCTGACGCTTAAGGGCATCGTCAGAGAAGCTCTCTACGGTAATACCCAAGTTGTTTGCGCCGGGAACATTGTTCCATGCGAATGTCAGACCAGCAGCCGGGGTCATCAAACCTGCGCCTTTTGGACCGTGTATCAACAGGGCGTGTTTGCCACCGATGAAAGAGTTGCTTTCCGCTACGCCTTCAACGCTGTCGTTCTTCACAGCTTCCATGACGTAGAAGCTCTCTACCTCAAAGATTTCTGCTAACTTAGCATCTGTGATTAAAGCAGGGTTTGATACGGTTGAACCGCCATTCAAACGTGCCAGTATCTTAGGGTGGTTGATTAGGATGTCACGGACTTCCTTACCTACGACCATACAGTTTGGCTTGAAGCCACCAGACTTAAGCTGCATGGTTCGACGTGCAGTAGTTACGTCTTGTATAGGTGTGGAGTTAGTGTAATCTGACCACAAGTTAGCAGGGGTAGTTTGTGAACCCCAGATACCTGCTGAGAAGAAGTTTGTAGCGAACTGCTCTTCACGATGGATCATCAAACGTGTTGCCAAAGTCTGTGCGCCAGCGGAACGAATGTCCAGTGCTGCATCTTCGTTTGCCAAAGTCTGCTGGTCGAAGTCCATACCCAAACCAAACACGTCAGTGTAATATGAGGAGTTGGAGATCGACATGCCGATGCGGTTAACTTCTGTGCGTGGAGCCAGAGCTTTAACATCGCCAGTGCGGTTCATGTTGTCGCGGTCATAGATGTAGAACTTGTCGGACTGACGCTCAACGCCCACGACAGGAAATACTTTGTCCGCAATGAAGTTAGATTGATCTTGAGCAAACGCTAAAGTGAGGTTTGTCAAGGGTTGGTCCAGATGGACCGAAGATGGTGTCAAAAGTGGCATTATATTCTTCCTTTAATGCTATAGATTAGGCTACTACGTTGCCGCCCTGGATCAGTTCCATTTCGATAATCTGTCCGTCTACGGCAGCTTCACGGGCGTAACCCATGACAACATCGCCAGCGGCAGCGGTTAATGCAGTAGCATCAGCACCACATTGAATTTGAGCGCCAGCGTCGATTGAGCCACCAGCTTCTACCATGACAGAGCCACCAACAGTTACAGTAACTGCTTTACCTGAGCCTGCGCCTACGATGCAGACGCCGATAGCGTTCTCACCAGCGGAGTCAGCAAGGTCTACTTGACCGTCTGATTCCAGAGTTACGAATTTGAATTGTGCAGCCGAGAGGTCTTCTCCAGCTACGAAAGTGCGGTTGTCGCGTGATTGCATAACAGCCATTTTTATTCCCCTTTGTAGGATTTAGTGATTAGAGCTTTACCTTCATCGGTCTTTGCTACGGCAGCGTATGCTTTAGCGTAGTCACTCTTTTTCATTGAGTTGGTGTCCATATGGGACTTTACAAGTGCATCAAGTTTGTCAGCTGCGGTAGCGAACTCACCGTCAACATCGGACTTGCCTACTTCTTCCATTGACGCACCAAACGCAGTATCAGCTGCCTTCAACACACCCATGATCTCTTCGTTAGCCTCGAAAGACTTAACAAGTTCTTTTGCAGTAGCTACGTCAAAGTTAGGAAGGGCTTCTTCCGCTTTAGCTGTAAGCTCTGCGTCTGCTTTAGCAACCTCAGCGGCTTCAAGAGCCTTCAAGATTACAGCAGGAATGTCTGCTTTGTTGATGCTCTCGCCATCATACTCGACAAACTCTTCTGGGGCTTTCTTCTCAATGCTCTCAGCACGGATCACATAGCCATTGTCGATAAGACCTTTACGCAAGTGCTGGTTCTCAGCCTTGAGACGCTCTACTTCTTCTGAGAGGGGGTTAACTTCCTCAGCAGCTTCTTCCGACTTCTTCAGGTCAAAGTTGTAAGCCTTCATAGCTTCTTCTTCTGACATACCCTTATCCATGTAAGGCTTGAGCTTTTCCAGCATCTCGTCAGACATTTTCTCTGTTGTCTCTACTTCGTTTTCCATAATATCTCCGTTGGAGTTGTCACGCTTGAATAGTGAAACCATTGCTTGTGCATTGGCTGGGCGATCAACTAACGACAGTTCATCTAACTCAAGCTCCTTTAAAAGGTTAGCCATTATAACTCTTCCTTCATTGCTCTGCCACCAATGCTAAAGGCAGCTAGTTCACCAGACTTGACCTTGGCCCAAACGTCATCGTTATAAACTTTAAACGCGACAATCCAACCCTCACGGTCACTCTGTATGCCAAGGGATTCGCCTATCTCTTTAGTGATTGGCATGGAGTGAATGACGGCCCCAATCTGATCTCCCTTGTGCATTTCTTTACCTACACGGACATGCTCCATAAACTTGTTTACGGCACGGACTAGCGTGTCAGGTTCAATTACATCGCCTTGGCGGTCTACTACAGGTTCACCCTTTTCGGTTACTACTGAGGCCCAGCCATAGACCATGCGTTGTTCTTCGTCAGCTTTGAGGATTTGGCCCTCAAGGTTCTTTGTCATACTACCCACGGTACTACCACTCCACATTCTACACGACCAATATCGTGCTGAGGTTTTATCTTTAGCCGTACTGCAAGAGTGGCGACTACGAAAGTTAGCCCTAGCTTTAGGGTCGTCCCTACGAATTTCCATGTTAGGGTCACCGAAGGTAACTTTCTTAGTCTTGCCGCCACTGTTGACGTAGACACCAAACTTCTTGCTAGAACCTTTAGGTAGTCGGAAGGGTTTGTTCAGAGGCTTGTCAGCTTTATTTACAGCTTCCTCTGAGGGTAGGTTATCAATGTCGAACTCGTCCATTAGTCTAAGTCCTCCTTGATAATGATTGTGAAGTAACC